TTATCCATATTATTTCAATCTGAATGATTTGTGGCAAGACAACTGGTTTGAACAAAAACGTGTTGGTGCTGGTGGTAAGACCGATGATGGAGGTATGAAAGAATTACCTGACGGTAGTTATATTGCGGATTTCGATGACTTACCGCAGAAGTCCAAAATTGATGTGCAGAACAGTTTTAATGATATGGTTTAATAATGAAAGCATTTCACCCATATGGTTCGAAGGAGAGACTCTTTGAAATGGTGAATAGAGTGAATCGTCTCAATGAAGAACTTCTTCCCAGAGAGAAGAAGAACGAGATTATTCAACAATTTATTGAATTCAGTTGTGATTATCTTGGTATTGATATGAATGACTTGAACATAGAAATTTCATACGACCCAACAGAAGCAGCAAAGATGGCTTCTTTTGGTAAGAATACTCCTGAAACGGGAGTAAATAGAGTGGTTGCAGCAAACCGAAACCTTGCTGATGTTCTGAGAACATTAGCGCATGAATTGGTACATGAAAAACAGAAGCAGGAAGGAAAACTCCATGTTGGAGCAGGTGATGACGGTACTGAAATCGAAAATGAGGCAAATGCAGTAGCAGCAGTAATAATGAGAAGGTTTGGTAAAGCCAATCCAATAATTTTTGAATAAAAAACAGATGCAATGAAGATACTAACCCCAATCGGAAGTAAAGAAAGATTCCTTGAGATGTTTCAGGGAGTAAATAAAGGTAACTTAAATGAAGTTGCTACTAGAGTGATGCAAACAGGTACACAGTTGGTAGAGAAAGCATTTGAGGAATTAAAAACTAAACAGGCGCAAATTAAACAAACTAATACACAAACTATTAATGATGAAAATTTCATTGAAATCATCACTAATGACCAAGATGGTAATGAAATCACATTCATGTTTAAAATCAATTCAACAGAAGGTGACCAAGACGGTGTGTTTAATATTGGTGATGCTGTTTTAACAGAGTTTAAAATCAAATCGGCAACACTTAATGTTGAAATGCCTGAGAATATGCAAGCCGTACAAGACTTTAATGCCAGTCATGGTGATGAAATCATGGATGTTGTTGGTGAGTATGCTAATTTTGAAACCGATAGTGTAAGTGTTGATGATGAAGTATATAATGAAGCCGTAAAACTTATTGATAAAGTACCATTTAAAAAGGGTACTGAGCAAATGCAAACCAATAAGGCATACGCTGACCAGAAACCAACAAATCCTGATGTAAGAGTTAAATCTGATGAATTTGATAAGTTTGTTAGTGAAGTTGAGGGTTATAGTGAAAATTTAAATTCGTTGCTTCATACGCCCGGTGCTGCTGGTGCTGGATATTTATACCCACAAGCAAAGGAAATGGGTGTTACTAATCAATACATTCTTACCGATGCATTAAAAGAAATTGGTGTTGAGATTAATAGTATTTTGACAGTTGGTGATAAATTTCGTATTGATTTAACATATGAGGGAAAACCACATGTGGCAATGTTGAAAAAAGATTATGGTAGTGCTGCAAAAGTCAGAGATTTAGTGAAAAAGAAATTGGGTTTATCTGAAACGGAAGATTATGTGGATAACGAATATACCCAAACTCAAACAAAAGACCCATATGATCAATTAGATTTAGATAGTGCTGAAGAAGAAGACTTATTGGCATTACCTCCAGATTATGGTACGGATAACTTACCTCAAGACAGTGGTGATGATGGAAGTACTGATATTGATTCATACGACCAAGTTGATGGTGGTGGTGAAGAAGCAAGTCCTGAACAACAAGCAGTTTTTAGTCAGGCATATGATAATCTTGTTGCTGCTGGCAACGAAGCACCAACTGCAATTGATATTGAAAACGAAGTTAATGGGTTACAGGGCAACGTAAAACCAGTTGAAAAAACAAGAGCAATTCCTAAAGGAGTAGAGGGAATTTGGGAAAATGATGGTATGGATGAAGATGTGGATACTATTGCAAAAAATTATCCAGACCAAATGGGTAAGAAGTTCAAACCAAAGAATCAAATGCCTAAGAAAAAGAAAAAACCACAATCTGTGGTAAAACTTGGTGAAGAATCTGAAATTCCTCAAGAATATTGGGGAAATCCTGAAGACGAAATTGCTGAAGGTGAAGAGGTTGTTGATACAGAAAAGAATGATATTATTGATGGTGGGTTAGCTGATGATGAACATATTTCAGAATTTAATTCTCAACAAATTATGATAGGTATGGGTATTGAAATGGAACACACTGATGATCCTAAAGTGGCTTTGGAAATCGCTATGGATCACCTTACCGAGATTCCTGATTATTACACACGTCTCGATAAAATGGAAAAAGAAGCTGGTGTTGAAGAACCAGTAGAAGGTATGATGGATAAAACTCCTGAAGACGAAGAAACAACCGATGAATTACTTGGATACAAACCACATAATATTGCTGATTATGCCAGCGAAGAATTTGATTACGCTGCTGAGCATCCATTGGCAGATGTATTAGACTCAGACGGTACTGAAGAAGATTTATCAAAACAAAATACTGGAGCAAAGGGTGTAAATAAAGCATTGGAAGAAGAAGAGGATATGGACGAATATACTGGAGAAATCGGAGACCGTTATGGTGATGGTGAAGGTAATCAATTTACTGTAAGAAATAAAGTAAATGGTGGGGTGACGTTACAGGGACAAGGTGGTGAGAAAGAAATCGCAACTCGTGATATACAGTTCTTGAAGAAACTTAGTGAAGCATTGAATAAACATGTTGTGGTATATGATGGTTCGTCTGCTTATGTTGAAGACGAAAATAACATTCCAGAAGATGTTGATGTACTTGAAAAATTTAATAATATTGATGATGCCCAAGCATTTGCAGACAAATATAATGATAGTGCACATGCCATTACCGAAGAACAAGTTAAAACAGCAAGACTTGTATTAAAAAATAGAATTAATGAAGGTATGACAAAAAAAGAGGCTGTACAGATTTTAATTAAACACAATATTAAATAATTAATCTATTATTTGAATAATTAAAAAGACTACCATGTGTAGTCTTTTTTGTTTATGAGTATTTATAGAAAAAATAGATTGATGTCAACATTTAGGAGTTATTTTAAAAAAAATACGACTTTAATTAGTGCTAATCTAACTAATAATTCTCAGAACCCTGTTACTGAGGTGTCTTATGGTTCGCTTCAGGAAAGGATTACCAGATTTATTTTTGATGTTGATTTATTGGATTTAGTCGATAAAATCAATAATGGGTTCATAATTCCAAATACTGGAATGACACACACATTACAGATGACTAATACAATTAGTTACGCTCAACAATATCTTGGAAAGAAAAGTTATTCGAATACAATTGAGAGAGCCAGTAGTTTTGATTTAGATGTGTTTAATATCGATGAAGATTGGGATGAGGGAAGTGGTTATGATTTTATTTATGGTGATATAGTATATCCTGATATTGTTACTCAAGCATCTAACTGGACAGATAGAAAAACAGATGTTCCTTGGACAGTAAGCGGTGGTTCATATCAAAGTGGTATAACACAGATAATTGGTACACAGGAGTTTGAGACTGGTAGTGAAAATATAGATATTGACATCACGGCTTATATCAACCAAAGACTTACCGAAATGGGTGTTCAGGGGTTAACAGGGACTACTGGCTATACTGGAAGTTCATATGGACTCGGAATTAAGTTTCCTGATGAACTTGAAGAAGTATTAACTGAATTTACACAATCAGTTGCGTTTCATGCCAAGAATACCAATACTTGGTATGAACCATATATCGAAACCGTAGTTAATGATACAATTGTTGATGACCGAAATTATTTTTACTTGGATAAGGATAATGAATTATACCTCTATGTTAATATTGGTGGTATTCTACAAGACATTAGCGTGTCAAATGTTAAGATATATGACCATGAAGATAATTTGATGGATACACTTACTGGTACTTCTATTGTGAATGTGAGTAAAGGCATATATAAAATCACATTAAATGTTGATTCAGAAAATTATCCTGATGCTGTTATATTCAAAGATGAGTGGAATATCATTATTAATGGTAGGGAAAATCAACATGTTGGTGAATTTTATTTGATTTCACAAAAGAAATTCTATACCTTTGATCAAACAAATCAAATAGATTTCACTAATTATTTCTTTTATTTTTGGGGAATATCTGAAAAAGAGAAACTTACTGCTGGTAATGTGAGAAAAGTTAAACTAACAATAAAAGAACTATATCCAAATCAAAATAATTTCTTGCCTTTGGATATCGAGTACAGGGTATTTACAACTGTTGGTGAAAAATATGAGATTAATGTAATACCCTTCACAAGTACAGATAGAACAAGTGCTGGATATGAATTCAATCTTGACACATCTTGGTTAATACCTCAAGATTATTACTTACAGATAAGAATGAAAAACGGAGATTATTACGAAAATAAACAAACTTTATCATTTACCGTTGTTTCTAACAATCTATCACCAAATTAATCAAAAAACTTACGATTTTTTTTAAAAAGGCTTGTATTTATGATGAATGAAAGCTATATTTGTAGCAGAATTTATAATTGAAAAATAACTTTACTGTAAAACCAAATTGAAATGGAAGATCAGAATCAGACGGGTCAAAACCTGTCACAATTAAAGTCTATGTTTTCGGACTATCAAAGAAAACAATCTCAAGTAACAAACAAAAAATCACGTGAAGATCGTTTAGCGAAATATTTCGTTCCACGAAAAGCTAAAGAGATTTTCAGAATTCTCCCCCCAAAAGCAGGTAGAAAGCACATTGATGAAGCATTTTTTCATGTCATTACTACTAATGCTGCTGGTGGTAAGAAAAAGCACGGAACTGTGATTTATTGTCCCGCACACAATGACCCTAAAGTACCGAAATTGGGATCTGATGGAAAACCTTTATTGGATAACAATGGTGCTCCAATGCTCGTACCTGCACCATGTCCTTTATGTGCAAGACATAAGGAATGGCTTGCAAAACAAGACCCTTCTCTCAAAGGAATTAAGAAGGATAGTATGAATGACTTGCAGTTGGTGGTTAAAGCCAAAAACGATGAAATTTACAAGGAAGCCATTAAATGGGAAGCCAAGAAATTCTACATCGTCAGAGGTATCGACAAAGGACTGGAAAAGGACGGAGTTAAGTTCTGGAGATTCAAGCATAATTACAAAAATCAGGGAACGCTTGACAAAATACTTCCTATCTTGGAAGATTATATGACAAGTCAACAAGCCGATTTTAGTGATGCTGCTACTGGAACTGACTTGAATATTATTATGACGGACAGTGAATTCAACGGACATGTGTACAAAGCGATTTCCGCTATTACTGCCAAAGGTAAATCAGTTCTTCATGCCGACCCACAAGTTATGCAAGCATGGCTTGATGACGACATTACTTGGAGAGATGTATTTCTTCCAAAAAAAGCACCTAACACCACACCATACGAGTTTCTCGAAATGTGTGCTGGTGGTAGTAATCCCTATTGGGAAGATACTGACCAGACGAACAGACATTGGGTGTTCCCGGGTCGTCCAGATTTAGAAGAAAAAGCTAATACTCGTACCTTGAATCTCGACAGTGATAATAAGGAATTCGAACAAGCGAGTGATTTGATTACAGAAGAATTACCACGTGTAACAATCAGTAATATTACACCTGAAAAAGTTGGTGAGTTCAATGATGATGCAAGTGATATTGGTAAGGAAACTCTTGCTCAGAAAGCACCAGTTGCTGAAGCACCTGTAGAAACTACTCCTGAAACACCAGTTACTGAAGCACCTGTAGAAATTGCTCCCGTAACAGAACCTGTAACAGAAAGTTCTGATTCGGAGTCGGGGTCGGATTACGATGATTTGCCATTTTGATGTATTTGACAATCAACTACTTACGATATGCAGAAAAAATGCATCAGATGTGGAAATGATAAAGAGTTAGATGATTTTTATATCCATCCCCAAATGCGGGATGGATATTTAAATAAATGTAAAACATGTTGTAAAGAACTGGGTGATTTAAGAGAAAAGGAGTTGCGTCAAAACGACCCAGAATGGTGTGAGAAGGAAAGGTTAAGAAGTCTCGAAAAATATCATCGGTTAGGGTATAATAACAGACAGCAGGAGATAAAAAAATCGAAACCTTACATAAATGGAAAATATAAAAATCTTGCTCGTGACCTTAAATTATCTTCAGATGAAAATTCACATCATTGGAACTATAATTTAATTGAGGATGTTATTATTTTAGATAAGAAACTCCATCGATTCATACACCGACACTTAATTTTAAATAATGAGACGTTAATGTTTGAATCGAAAGATGGTGTGACCTTAGATACAAAAGAAAAGCATTTGGATTTTATAAATGAATTAGAAATACTTTATAATCAAAAATATGGCAAAGAAGACAGATGTACCCAGCAATGCGGTACGCAAACCAACACCCAAAAAGAAATTTAGTCTCGATGATTTCAAAAAGAAAATAGGTGCGGAGAAAGTTCCATCTAAACTACTTCAATGGATTCCAATCGATGACGCACTGAAAGAAGCAACTGGCATGCCCGGTGTACCCAAGGGATATGTAACACTTTTCCGTGGATACAGTAATACTGGTAAATCAACGGCTTTGATGCGTGCAATAGTTAATGCTCAGAAGATAGGTGATTTACCAATTATTATTGATACCGAAAATAATATTGATATTGGAAATAAACGTTTAACTCTTATGGGTTTTGATTGGAACGGTGATTACATTCTGGTGAATAATAAATTTCTTCTCGAAAATTTCGGGAAACATCAAGATAAAGACCGAAAAGAAGCCAGTATTGAAGACCTTGCAAAAGCGGTATATTATTTCATTGATCAACAAAAAAGTGGCAATCTACCTGTTAATATATTCATTGCCATTGATTCAATTGGTACATTAAACTGTATCAAAACGATCAATGCGCTTGAAAAAGACACTACTGATAATAATTTATGGAATGCAGGTGCATATGAAAAAGCATTTATGTCACTACTTAACAATAATATACCTGATAGTCGTAGGATTGATAATGAATATGTTATAACACTTGCTGCTGTTCAGAAAATTTGGTATGATAGTATGAATAAAGTTGTTAAACATAAAGGTGGGGAAACTTTTTTCTTTGGTGCACGTATGATTTATCATTTTGGTGGGATTATTACGCATGGAACACGTAGAGTAACTGCAACTAGTAAAGGACGTGACTTGAATTTTGGATTTGAAAATAAAGTTAATATTGCCAAAAATCATATTGATGGAGAATGGGGTGGTATTTCTTTGGAAGGGAAAATCATTTCAACACCACATGGATTTATTTATGGCGATAAAGACCATGAAACCGCTTATAAGAAAAATAATATTCTTTATTTCCGTAATAAATTTGAAGATGATAATTTAATAGCGGACGATTTGGAATTCAAATCTAAAGCAATTGATGGTGAAGGAAATGTGTCATTCGAGGAAGAACTTGTTCAGAGAAGTCCAAGTATTGAAGAAAAAACCGATTAAAATTAATGAAAACAAGAAAACCAAGAAACTATTGGACTTTATCTAATTGTAGAGTTGAGGCACTTAAATATAGTAGAATATCAGATTTTAAAAGAAAATCAGGTGGTGCATATAATTCTGCAAAGTCCAATAATTGGTTAACTAACATTACAAAACATATTAAACCAACAATTAAACCTGTTGGATATTGGCAAAAGATGGAGAATTGTAGGATTGAAGCACTTAAATATGAAACAAAACATGATTTTAGAACAAAATCTGCTGGTGCATATGATGCGTCTTTAAATCATAAATGGATTGATGAAATTTGTCAACATATGATAAAAATTGGACATCGATACTTAAAATGTGTATATGTTTATGAATTTTCGGATAATTACGTATATGTTGGAATAACATATAATATTGAAAGAAGGAAACATGATAGGGAAAAATGTAAAACAGATTCAGTAACCAAACACATTGAAAAAACAGGACTTCACCCAACATTTAAACAAGTAACTGACTTTATTGATGTGAATAAAGCGGTTCGTTCGGAAAACCTTTACGTTGAAAAATATTTAAAAGATGGTTGGATGATATTAAATCAATCCAAAACAGGTAGTATTGGTAGCGTGCGTAAATGGACAAAAGAAAAATGTGTTGAAGAAGGATTAAAATATATAAATCGAACTGATTTTTCTAAAAGAAATGGTGGTGCATATCAAGCAGCAGTTAAATATGGATGGTTAGATGAGGTATGTGAACATATGTTAATAAAAATAAAACCATATGGTTATTGGAATTATGAAAAATGTAAGAAAGTATTTAAATTTTATAATAGAAAAAAAGAGGTAAAAAAACATGAACCCACTGCATATAGTGTTGCATATAAAAATAATTGGCTTAAAGATTTTGAAAAATATATGATTAATGGTCGTAAGCCAAATGGTTATTGGACTATTGATAAATGTATTGAAGAAGCAATTAAATATAGGAAAAGGATTGAATTTCAAAAAAATAGTGGAAGTGCATATATGATTGCATATAGAAATAATTGGTTAAATAAAATTTATTTAAGTGTGGGATTATGAGAACACGTACATTATTGGTTGATGGGAATTATTTATTAAAGCGTTCATTTCATGGTGCAAAAGATACATATACTCAATCTTTTGGTCATTGTGGGGGGTTATATCAATTTATGACCACTACCAGAAAATTAATTAAAGACCATATGATTAACAAAGTGATTATTTGTTGGGACGGAGTATTTGGTGCTGGCATCTATCGTTACCGAATTGATGTGGCTTATAAAGCCAATCGAGTATCAAAAAAATGGCATGATAGAATTGAGATGAATGCTGCTGAACTTCGCAGAGAAAAAGCAAAAGAAGAGTCGATTCTGAAGCAAAGAAAACGAATACAGGCGTATGCTGAAGAACTTTTTATGAGACAGATTGAAGTCGATGATATCGAAGCCGATGACCTGATTGCAGCATATTGTTTGGAACACAACAATAAAGAAGAACTTTTTATTTATTCAAATGACAGGGACTTCGCACAACTACTTGATTTGAATCTCACAATAATCTTTCCGAATATCGACCAACCAGTAACGAAAACAAATTACTTGATGCATTTCAATCATCATTATAGTAATGCATTAGTAATGAAAATCATTTGTGGTGATGATGCCGATAATATTAAAGGTGTTGGTGGAATCAAGGAAAAGGGTCTTGTGAATAAGTTTCCAGAACTCCGATTCAAAACTTTAAGTGTGAAGGATGTTTGTAGACGTGCTGATGAAATTAATCAGGAACGGGTTCAGAATAAAAAGAAACCATTAAAGGCACTTGAAAACATTATTAGTCCTGATGGTATCGAAAGGCTAAAAACCAATTTCGAATTGGTTAATCTTAGAGAACCGATGCTTAATGAACAAGCAGAAGAAGAACTGTTACAACTTGAAATCCCATTATCTCCAGAGGATAGGGGAAGTAAAAACCTTTATAATTTGATGATTGAAGACGAGTTTTTAAGTATTTATGGCAGCACATTTCCACAGTATGTTGAACCCTTTTACACTGTAATCATGAATGAAAAACAGTTGCTTACTGAGTATTACAAGAAACATAAAATTAGATCGTAAAAATCCTTTCATCTTTGAGGTATTCTCGCTATATTTGCTAATAGTTACTAACAATCAAAAAAAAATAAAATGAACGAAAAGGAATATAATAACGTGTTTAGATTTTCACTGTCTCAAGGCAATGTTTTGTTATGTGAAAAAATGTTTAATGCTGATAAGTTTAATCCTTTTACAAGATATTCGATTGATATCAGAGATATTCTTCCCAGAGCAATTACGAGATTACAGAAAACCTTGTCAAAACGAAGTTATGATGTAGTTGCAGAATTTGGTAGGGTTGATGTTAACGATAGTGAATCAGAATATTATGGTTACGATCTTCACGCATATAATCAGAAAATGATTAATACCTATCCCAGAGAATGGAGAAATGAAATGCGTTATAATCCACAATCTATAGTACAACATATTGAACAGAAAACAATTCGTGGCGTTCCCTGTAAAATTGGGTTATATATTAATGAGAATCCGATTGTTGAACGTGAATTTTTTGTTGACGGATTCAATCCTGTTGTAAAACAATCTCTTGACATTATGTATGTGGTAACTGATATCGCAGACATAATTGAATA